ATATTTTTCTTGAATCTCCTTTGGCAAACATGAGATATTATTTTCTTTAATTGCTTTGTCCAGTAATAATTCTAACTCGAATTCCTCTATGTTTAATTTATGTAATTCTTTTTCTAAAGTGGATTTAATTTCCTTAACCCACTTACCACGATTACACATTTTTCTTTTAACTTTTCCATTCTTTTGCATGTTACAAACGTATATGTACTTGATCATGAACCACATGACTTTATCAACTTGAAGAGGTGTATTATCCTCAACTCCCAATTTATACATTACCAATTGTCGTCCAGCTTCAGTTAGTTTATTACCAGTGAATCTACTTGATGTTTTCCAGTCAATAATATCAACATGTGGTTTACCCTTTTCACTCGGTTTAATTGCATCTATATAACCTTGTATGTAAACTCCAGGAGTAACCTCAAATACAATCAGTTTTTCAAGCAACATCTTACCGTCAATCTTATTAAAGTGTTTAATGAAATGTTCTGTATCACGTTTCCATGAGTTACCGATTGATTCATTTGGAAAGTTAATTCCTAATAAATCCAATTCCACCAATTTCTCAGTGTACTCTTGTTTTAATTTATCAATATCACCTTCTCCTGAATAAATCTTTTCAATATTGTCATGTAGTAAAGAACCTAATAATGTATACACATTGTCAAGTCCTCTGTTTTTCTTATTATATGTATTGTGATACTCGTATTGACAATTGTTGAAGGTATTAATTCTTGAAATTGAATAAACCGTTTTACCTTCATTTCTCAGTTCTTCCAACCTTTGCTTTGCATCCAAAATATCAACCCTTTCATATCCATACCGTACAATTCTCAATCAATTTCTTTAATGAATTTTTATCTAAATCAGATGGTGATAATTTTGAATCTTTTGGTAGATAGTGATTATTTCTATCAAACACATATCCCACACTATTCTTATAGAAACTGTCCATCTTTAGTTGATTTGCGATTTCTCTAGAATGATCTTCACTCAATCCCTCATCCATAAGTATTAGTATTTTGTCAGGAAACAGTGACTTAATGTTATTTGCTTGTACTTCACTTAAGAAACTTCCTCCCAATGAAAGCCCAACATCCAACCCTTGACTGGCTAATTGTAAAGTGAACTTCTCTGATTCACCAATCATGCATACTCTCTTCTCACCTATGGATTTATAGTTTGTAACAAACCCATATAGTGTGAGTGATTTTGCAAATGGAATTATTGGAAGCCATTTTGTTTCATGTTCAAAAACTTCTCTTTTATTCAACCTTCCCATGACTCCCACAAGATCACCAGAAAAAGAATACCACGGTACAGAAATCCTACTAGTAACTGAATCGTAACCAATTCCATGTTCTAACTGTACTTGTGGTAGTATTCCATCTTCATAGAATAATAAGTTAGGGATAGATTTGAACCTATCAAGTACATCCTCTGAATATGTTTCTAAATCAAAATACTCTTCTTTTCTCAATCGTGCTATTTTCTTATAGAATCCTCCAAATGGTGGAACTACTTCTTCTTGTGGCGAATCATCTTTATAGTTAATAATTTCAGCAATCTTCTTCAATGTTTGCGGAAAACTTGTGTATAATTTACCTTGAACAAGAGTAATGAGATCACCTTTTAAATTTGTTGAGAAACATGTTGATGATAAAGTATTAGTTTTCACTCGTACTGAAGTAGGATTCCTACCTTCTTTTCTTGCTGCTCTATACTCACCATTGCGCTTGTTGTATTCAATACTGTGAAACCCTGTTTCTTCAAGTATTAATTCTATGTATTCTGGATTATTTATTATTTTTTGTTTTAGGCCGTATACATCCATTCATCATACCTACCTTTGGTGTTTAGGTGTACAATAACCTAATTCAGTCCATTTGTTCCAAGCACCGTCAAATTGATAAAGTAATACCGTTTCTCCTTCATCATTTCGAGATTTATCTAGAAATATTAGGCGATATTTCTTTTCAGGATTCAACGTAATTTCTTCTTTTATCTTTGTGAATTTACCATTACTATCCTTCTTAAATCTATAAGGCTTAACGTCATATCGTTCTCCAGGCATTTCGTCATCCCAAAGTGGTCTAGTTAGAACCAATTCAGATACAACTTCCTTTACACCTTTGGCGTTTGATAAAGTGGCAGCAGTTAAATAACGGGTGTTCTCCATGTAAATTGCTAACTGCATGGTGATAATAATTCCAACATCTTCTTTTTCAGCTACCTGTAATAACTGCTTAGATGCTTCTATTAGTTCACCTGTAACTGTTTGCGAAGATGAATCTTCCGCTTTAAATGTGTCATATAGGAAGTAATTGAATCCTAGTTTTGACATCTTTCTAATGATTTTCTTAACATCCTCAACACTATAATCAAATATTTTTGCGAACTTTATTTTGCCTTTATAGTGCTTAAGGTAATACTCTTTGGCCTCATGCATTTTTTGGAGTTGTTCTTCTGATAAATTCCCCATTTTTTGTTTCTTTCTTGGTAATCCAAAGTAACCTAACTTCTGACTCAATATAGTAGCCATAAGAATGTGCTGCCATGCCCTCATGTTCATTTCATTTGCAATAATTGTCACTTTTTCGTTTTGATCAAGAATAGGTAAGATATATGAAGAAATACAGAAACTAGTCTTACCAGTACCACTAAATCCTCCAAAAATCTGAACATTTGACCTATGTAAACCTAAAGTATGATAGTTCAAAATAGGACATGCACTTGCATAGCTCAATCCCATATCCATTCCAGCATCACAAGAATTGATAAAATCGTCATCCAAATCCAAGTCGATAATTTTAACACCCGATCCTCGATTCAAAAATACATTATCGAGTTGATATTCAAAATAATCATATAGTTGTACACTATTCATTTTCTTGAATTTTTCAATCTCACCGACAACATTAAATCCTTTGTCATGTAGTTTCAACAACATATTGCTCTTAACTAATTCGTCATAATATCGGTCTACGTTTTCTTCATTCAATATTCGCTTGATATTATCAACTTCTCTGTATCCACCACGTCTTGCAAATCCATTTTTAAGAGTCTCTTTATCATCGATGTAACTATAAATACTAGCATCATCAAAACTCTTGTATCCTAATTTGAACATCTCGTAACCTAGTGAATAATAAAAAACACCATCTTCTGTTAAGAAATCCTTATCTGCTCTAATTTCATTTTGATAATCATAATACAAGTCAGGATTTTTCCATAAACAAAAGATAAATGATCCCTCAATCTGTTGTCGTTGTGAGGTCAATTCTTTTGGGTAATTATCTAGTTTACTCATTATAAATCATCCTCATCTAAGAAATCTAAAATTCCGTTATCTGCTTTTACAGTTATATTCTTGGTTGGTACTTCATTGATAATTTCCACATCAACCCCAGATACTTCTTGTCTTTGTTGTTGATTTTGTTGGAATTTCCACTTGTTATATGTGTCATTCATGTTGCCTTCTACAATTTTCATGATGTAACTAATCATTCCATATTCATTTGTAAAGTTTTTTGCTCCCATCCAATATTGAATATCTTCTTTACAAATCTCAAAACACTTTTTAATGACTTCATATTCGTAAAATCTACGTAGTTCACTGATTCGTTTCACTAATACAGGTGGTACAATTTGACCATCTTGATAATCTAATATATCTTCAGCAATATACTTCATGAGGTTGTATCTATTTTCAATCTCTTTATTGTAATTGTCATATTCCTTTTGACTACAATAATATTTATTTTTCCCCTTATCATCGGTAACTCTAAAAAACGTATCCGTATCCCCTTTTTTCTTACATATTCTACACGTCACTCTACGAGCCATTTCCTCTCACCTCTACCTATAAGTAAAGGAGGAATGTTTCCACTCCTCCCTATTCATCTGTATTAAGCTAATACTTCAACAATCTTGCGTAATGCTTCTGTTGGGGTTTCATCTGCATCTTTCAATGACGTTACTTCATACTCAGTCATAATTTCCTTTACTTTAACTTTCACATCATCTGAAGCATCTGGAAACTTACTCCTAATCTCTTCTAATAATGATTCATTTTCTTCAACATTTATTTTTGTTTTCTGTTTGTCTTCTACTGCTTTTTCAATTGATTCTTCTTTGGCTTGTTCTTGCTCTTTTTTTGTTTCCTCAATTGACTTTACTCCAGATTGTCTATCATGTGCTTTCTTTATTGCATCTTCGATTGCTGCAATGAATTGATCTACATCTAAATCAATCTGAGGTGTAATTTCATTGAAACGAGATTTAGAATCAATATTAAAGTTATCGTCACGGAAAGTAATAATACGACTTTCGCCAGTGACTTTTCCAACGATTTTGTCAGCACCGACCTTCTGTTTAATACGTTGTTTTTCAATTGAACGATCAATTGAAGCTACACCTAATACATGTAATTTTGTCTTAATAGCGTTAAAATAACGGTTAGTTAAATTAGCTGTAAGTGTTTCGTATTCTTCACCAGTTGCTACATCAGTTTGATTCTTACGTTTTGTATGACCTACAACCATCATTTGAACTCCTACTGATTTTAGCTCCCAAATCTTATCTAAGACTAATTCAATTGCTTTGTCCTCTCCAGCCATAACATGTGACCTCATTATTTCTAATGAGCATGGACTATATCATTACCCATATAGGGTACTTTGCACTTCGAGTGGTA